GCCATTTGGCGGAGTCTCTCGTCGAGAGCTCTGCTTATGTCAGGGACGCCTTGAACGGGGCACTTTATCGTTTGAACACATGGATTCATGTGGATGAAGTGCTCTGTGATTGGCCTGTCTCTGGCACGACCCTTTTTACCATTGGGATTTTGCTGGGATTACTTATGAGGATTAATTCACGTTTCAAATACATACTTGTGCTTCTTTTTGGAATCATGGTATTGTTGTCAAACCCGCTCGTGTGTGTTGTACCACCAAGACCACTTCTCGCCTCAACTTTACCTCCGTATGCCTTTGATCCTCTAATCCAAATGATTAATTCCACACAACGTATTCTGTATGGGGGTACAACCATTGCAGATTATGTAATGCCTATTTGGTACAACGTTCTTCAACCGTATCATGAGTTGTTCTGGGAACATTCCTTGAGCATCACGATCATAGGTTGGTTGATTTGGTGGCTGACCCGCACTCGCCGATCATTGAACGTATCTTTTGTTGTTGCCATGTTGTTTGTGTACCTTGTTCGCAAGGTTCATGGTGGTAATGACATCCCTTCCCTTCCAACGTATATTGGTTTATCACGTTTGGACTATTTCTTAGTGTTTTATATTGTTGTCACCAACATTATCTACAACACTGAGGACTCACGTGACTATTTATTGGTAAACACCAACAAATGGTTTGTGAGAAATCGCAGAAACATGTATGTGTTTTTGTGTGTCCTTATATATGATATTCCTATAACATCTGCGACACTTTTCGTGTTGTGGTTGATTTATGCGGTGGAATACTATCCAGTTGACGAAGTAGCTCTTCAGAAAGTGGAAGCAGCCATCACTCAAGTTAAATCATCTAAATCCCAGGTTTCCTGGACACTTGATGAACATCATGAGCTTGGTCAATTCTACACTGAAGTCATGTCTACTCAAACTCACAATTCTTTTGAATTGAGAGCTAGAGATGGCGTGGCAACAGATTTCTATGGGGTTTACGAACCAACATGGATTGAATTGCTTGCTCTTCTCAAAAAGACTCGTGGAACGAATAAAAACTTTACCCAAAGTGTTTTTTCAACCATGTGGTTCGAGGCATACAAATTCTGTGCTGATAAACACATGTCAATGGCGCAAGCTAACGACTGCGTCAGAACAGCGTTTGTGACATTATTGGAAAATGAACCTCAACATCAAATGTTGTTAGGATTCATGAGTACCATAATGGCCTCTGAACCTTCTTATTGAGTAGAGTTGCGTCGTGTCCCATATGAGATGGAAACACGTTGTGAAGATGCAGAGATCTTGGCCATCATTGCATCCACACGTGCCATCGCATTGGGAGGAAGGTACACCCCCACACTAAATGGTGTGGAGTTACCTATCCGGTTGAAACCCATGATGCATAAGCACAAACGCAAACAACACTGGTTTTTATGTTTGTCCAACATAATGATCAATGACACAGCTATTGGCCAAAATTCGATTGCTAATTTAATAGCTGGCGCAATTCGTCGACAATTGCGACATAAAGATGAGCAAACCGGTGCGCTCGAGGTATTACCTGGGGCTAACATCGATCTTTATACTGGACATCTTCTACGACAATTCAGAACACAAGTGGTTGCAGAGGCTAAAACTTTTATTCAGGCAGCTAATATTCGAATTCCCCTGACATTCGAAGAGTATGCGGAGTCCATGCCGAATCAAAAGAAACCTCTCTATAGGGCACATGTGGAGAAAAGTCGCCAGAAGAAATCTACTGACAAAAAGAATCACGAGGTTCAACCAAGGGTTAAAGCAGAGAAAAAGGTAATCAAACCAGATTTGATTCACAGAATTTTCGGGGCTTTCTTGGTTACTGTGAACATTTGGTTGGGTGTGTTTTTGAAACCACTCGAACATCATCTGTTCAAGGCAATCGACGTCGTGTTTGCGCGCATAACTGGTGGACACGCCACAACTGTTATGAAAGGTATGAACTCCCTTGAAAAAGGGAAAGTAATAGCTGAAAAATGGTTTTCTTTCCATAAACCTCTAGCAATAGAGTTGGATTGCACCCATTTCGACAAACACATCAATCGAACCTTGTTAAAGTTGGAACACCAAATCTATCTTGATTTCTATTCAGGTAGGGACAAGACTGAATTGGCGAAGTTGTTGAAAAGACAACGTAGTGTTCAATGGAGTGGTTTTTCTGATGACGGATACCGTATCAGATATAAAACTTCTGGTGGAAGAGTTAGTGGTAGTGTCAACACTGCCATGGGCAACATCAGTGTAATGTGTATGGTCTTTTACACTTATGCAATTCGGTTGCAACGACTTAAAATCAAGTTTGAATATGTCAATGAAGGTGATGACTGTTTTTTCATCATTGAACAAGCAGATCGCCACCGAATTCCAGACATATACGAACATTTCATCCAATTTGGCCTTCGGGTTCGAATTGAAAATGAAGTTACCACGTTGAACAAAATCCAATTTTGCCAAACCTCCCCCATCTTAATTGATGGACAATGGAGGATGATTCGACTACCTAAAGCAGTGTTCTTTAAGGATGTCTGTCAGTTAACCTACAAGAGTATGGCTATTTTCCAAAAATGGCTGTATGAAGTGGGCGTGGGAGGCGCCATTTTGAATGCAGGAGTGCCTGTCTTGAGTAAATTCTACGAAAAGTTGAAAAGCTTAGGTGTGAACAACCCATTATGGGATTTGCCACGCACTTTGCGCAACGATTTGTATTATTCAGGATTAACACAACTCATTCGACGAATGGAATTCAAAGACATTCTCATAACTGAGGATGCTCGATACCAATTCTATTTGACGACTGGATTACACCCAGACAAACAATTAGCGTTAGAAGAGTTGATTGAAAAACTCGAGTTGGCTATTTCACAGGGCCCATTGAAAACAACCAGCAAGGCCGTTTCATACCAACACCTTTTTTCGCAATTATTGTCTTATGTCTAAACTCCATGGCAAGCCGTTACCACCTATTCCACCTTCTCAATCTAAGAAGAAACCAAAACAATCAAAAGGAAAATCCTCTGGAAAAGGAAAACCAAAGTCAGAATCTTCCTTGCTCAAATCAACCTTCCAATCAATCAACAAAAATGCTCCTGACATGCTTAGCACCCTTAGTGACGTCTTCTATCCAGGAAGCGGCGCAATTGTGCGCAAAGTTAGCAAAGGAGCTTTGGGCGCGTTTGCGAAATTGACTGGATGGGGAGATTACGAGATTCAAGAAAACTCCATCATTGCCCATCCAAATGTAACTGCTCCTGTTCCCGTTTTCGGTCATGGGGGTATGCGCATTAAAGACCAGGAATATGTTGGAGTCTTGAAAGTTCATTCTGATGGAAGTTTCCACGGAGTCGCAGACTTCTTCCTCAATCCGCGTAACCAACGCCTATTTCCAAAATTGTCTGTTATTGCATCCCAATACCAACAATTCTGCATTCATGGCATGGTTATTCGATTCGAGTCACTCTGCTCCGAATCCGTATCCAACACGACATCTAACATGTCCATCCCGACTTTCATTGTGATGACACAATATGATGTCAATGGTGCAACACCAACTAATGACAGGGAAATGCTCAATGCTTTCTTTGCCAATAGCTCTCGCATCAACAAGGATTTTCTTCACCCAATCGAATGTTCTCCATCAACCAGACCAGCGGAGGTATTGTATTGCGATCGAGTTGCTCACAACAGTTCGATTCGTGATCAAAATCTCAGCAATCTTGGAAGAGTTTGGATTGCATCCCAAGGTGGTAATCACACCACTGCATTTGGTGCATACCGCATGTACGTCGAGTACGATATTGAATTGATCAAGGCACGTCCGATACTTCAAGCTCAAATCGACGATGTATTTGCTGGTTCAGCACCTGCAACTGGAAAACCACTTGGATCAACCATTACAATGGAAACATCTTCATCCGATTATGGTGTTCCTTCTGGTGATTTGATTTATTCTATCAAGGATAATGTGCTCACATTTGACCCATTATTCACAGGTGATATCCAACTCACTTGGTATGCCTATTATAGTGTTGCCACAAGCAACACAATGGCGTTCACCTTGGGAACTGGTATCACTGCCAAGAACATCTTCCAATCAGGCACTCAACCTGGATATGGCAATTATGGTGAAACCACTACAATGTGGTTCCTCACTAAGGCAATATCCGTGGCTGGTGGAGGAACTGTCACCTTGGCAGACGTCACGTCGTCTAACTTCGCGATGTCACAATTCATGATTGAGACGTTGTAATACAACATTGTACATACAAATATGTCAGCCCGAAACCAAAGTTTCTGGGTACATGGCGCATCGAGTATACATTCAAATGTAAATTCGGCGAAAGGATTGGTAACCCTAACGCAATCGATGACCTGTGTGCAGGAAACAAACAAAAATAGAGGCAACTGGTCGCTCCCCAGTATAATAAACGTAGAACTCCAGCTTGACAACCTGGGGGGGTAGGAAGTGACTTCAAACCGCC